ATGGCGACAACCTTCTTTTCCTCAACCCGTGTCGCGCCGAAAGTTCCTTTGACGTAGACCTGAGTAGAGTAAGACTTGTCGTCACGCTCAGTGATCCTGGCGTTAATGTCGTTCCAGACGCCAAGATGTAAGCCCGACTTCGCCCAGCAAATCGCGGTACGGTCAGTACCCGAAAGCGCAAGACGCTGACTGTCGATAAAGTTGAAGCCCATGAACGACTTGATTCGGCCATCAACAAGAACCGGCTTGTTGGTGTAGTCCAGACTGATTGCCTGAGTCTGACCAAGCAGATCGTCATGTTGTTGGGCGCCGATGGCGCAGTACAAAGACTCGCTGTCCACATCGACTTCTGCCGCGATGAGCAACTGCATGGCCTCGCGTAGTTTGACAACAGTCAGGCCACCGGCTGTAGTACCCGCCGTCTGACCGGCAGGGAAGGCTGTTGAGGTTGTACCGTTCTCACCGGTCAGGGATGTACCTGTCGCGGCGGCAACGATGAGATCGTCCATTGCCCGGCCCAGGCTCATGGCGCCGTTAATGGCGTATGGGCTGGTAGGATCGGCAATAACACGAAGTTTGTCTTGATCGTCAATCAAATCCGCCCACTCATAATCCGTGGGGAATACCCACCGGCGGTCATGAGGGGTCTCAATGAGTGGCGTATCGGCATGACGGGTGGTGCGTTCTTGTGCGGTCACCGCGCCAATCTGATTTACGGCAGCACCCGACTTGCCATGATAGCTGTCTTCCATAACAGCACTACGAAACTTCGATCCGCGCTGTTGGAGCAACAACTCAACCGTGGACTTATAGTCAATTACTGACCAGTCTAGGATTTCGTTGGACATAAGGATAAGCCTCGCTCTTGTCCGTTAAAACAATAAGCTACTGGCTTATCCGCAAAGGAGCGGGACCATTACTCAGGTTTTATAGCCGGCCCAACACGGGTTATCGGCGGTTACCTTTTCAACATCACAGCATGTGATGCGCTCGGTGAAGTAGTGACCTTATTGCGAATGTGATCAAGACGCAACAACTTTTTACAGATTAAACTTACTGCGCCCCCTGCGACGCTTCGGGGATTGAACCGATTCTCCCCCTGTGGGGAGATCAACCACCTTCGCCACTGTGGGGAGATCAACCACCTTCGCCCCGTTCTCGATGAACTGGGCGAACTTCTCAGCGGTCTCCAAGATTTCATCCACCGGCTTATCGGCCAGATACGCCAGCTTCAACGCCTCAAGTCTGGTCTGCTTCATATCGCCACCGGCAACTCACCCGCGATCAAACGGGACAATTCCGACTTCTTGGAAACCACGTTCTTGTGGTTAGGGTGCATCTTATCGAGCCAAGCCTTGTTGAACTCCTCACTCCCCATAAGTTCATCAAGCGTTGCCTTCGCCTGTGCCGGCGTCATAACACCAGTTGCGCGGTTCTCACCGCCCTCGAATGTGTCATCGCCGATCTTCATGCCAAGGCTGTGTACGAGCAACATCGCATCTTTCGGCCCCATGGCTGTACGGAGACCAACAAGTTGGTCGCCAGTCATACCAAGTGCCGCCGCCGTTCGCTCAATACCGGCAACATTCTGATCATACGCCGCTCCCCACTCCTTCTTGAGATCGGCCACGGCGTTTGTTGCGTTGATCTCAGACTGATCACTGGCCGACTTAATATGTCCACCGCTGAACTCAGCCCACGCTTCAGCAATCTCACCCGCCTGGGCGGTGGACAGTCCTGCCTTATGAAACGCCGCACCAGCCCACTCGGCGAACTGAGTGTCTTCACCTTCAGCCGGCTTGAGACCATAACCCGTCGCATCTCCAGGCCGTCCCAACTTGGTAAAGAACTCGCCACGCTGTTCCGGTGTGGCGTCATCGGTGGGTAAGGTGATTGTATGACCGGCCTTGTCGGCGCCGAACAGCTTCTCTAGGTTGTGGTAACTATTGAGAACATTCTCAGTCGTACCGTTCTGGAACCCCTTGGTCTCAGCCCACCCACGCAAATCCTCATTCTGGATGGTGGCGAGGTCAAGGTTAGTTGGTGTCGGTGCTACCGCCGCAACTGATTCAACTGGTGCCGCTGGTGCCGCTGGTGCTTCTGGGTTGCCCGTATCTACGGACCCTTGTGCGTCAGCCATGTTTTCAATCTCCTATTTCTGTTTACGAGTGATCTTCACCGCGCTTTTCGCGCTCGACTTCTTCACGTTGGAAACCTTCGCCGGCTTCTTGTAACCGGCTGGATTATTGGCTGGCATCTTTACCCCCAGGGTTAAAGTGTGACCACAGTTCCTCATCCGTCATGTTCAGGTGCCGTGTAATCCTTAACCAAACTTCCCGGCGTCCCTGCATAATGCCCTCGACGCGAGGATCGGTGTGGAAGGTGGTCTCATGCGCCCGGCAGAACTTCGCAAGATCATCAAGCACTCTCTCGCCGTGGATACCATCGAACGAGAACCGATACGCCTGGATGCGGGTTCGCAAGAACCCCCTGATGTGGTCAATCACCCCAACGCCTTCACCATGCCAGCAGCGGCGGGCGCCGCGTCAAGCATTTGCTGTTGTTGCTGTTGCTGCGCCCTGCCCTCGCGAATTGCCATTACCGCATCTTCACCACGGGTCCATGACGCCGGCATGGCGTTAATCTCACCAAGAGCCGGGTAGATGACATCAGTGTCGAAATGATCGAGAACCGAAACGTCCTGTGTGGTGTTCGCATACGCGATAGCCGCTTCAAGCGTCCGTAACCAACCCGCCGCTTCTTCTGACCGCTGTGACCGGGACAATGGACTGTCATACTCAATGTCGAACTCGCCATCCGCCTCGATCAACGCATCTGGCAAGGGCGGCAGCAAACCCTGTTGACTGAGCAAGTCAATCTCGCGTTCAATCATCGGGCCAAGCATTTCCGACTGTTGCCGGCCCATGGTTGGCGAGAGCAACGCCCCCTTCTCACGGGCGCGTTCCAACACTTCGGTCGCAGTCATAGCTGGACTATCAACTAAGATTTGAAATAAACTAACTAGGAACGCATCGTTTATTACAGCCTTCTCCATGTCCATGAGTTCCTGACCGGCAGAGAGGTTGCCGACAGGGAGAGCATGAACCAACGCCCGTCCTTCGGCACTGACACCGCCAGGGTTTATCGCACCCGGCTTCAGGCTAACCGCATCAAGAACGCCGTCATCGTGGCTGAGAAGCACAGGACGCACCGTCCGATGGCCCTGTTCGAGCATGGTTTTCTTCTGCTCGTTCAATACCTTAATCGCCGGCAGGGCCAGCATCGCCGGTGATCTGCCATATATCTCACCCGGCCCGGTGACGTACCGGCTAATGGGGTACGGGAACGTGTTGAAACCACCTTCCGATAGAACACTGCGCCCGTCCACCGAAACGTAGAGCGATGCGAATTTCTTACCCCTGAAGTCAGCGCGTCCACTCTCGACCTCAAGGCGTGGTCGAACACAATGGATAACCTCGAACGTCTTGTCAGGATCATTCTTCAGCGTCGATGTGACCTGATCCGGTAACTCCCACCCACGGCTCTCTGACCGCTGTTGCATCTGCCGCCCGGTCATTGTGAACTTACGATAGGACGTATCCACAACGCCCTGATGGCTCATGTCGAAAAGGATTTCACGGAGATCAATCGCGGCGTACCGCAACCCACCTTCATCATTGTGATCGATGTGGATCGATGACGTACCGAACGCGCCCAGGCCAATGTAGACCTCATGTTGCTGGCTGGCGTGATTGGCGCGTGGTGAATTACGATGTTTGAAGAGGGTGTTCGTGACTTGCTCGAAGAACAGCTTGGTGTCGCGGTCCTTATTCAGTTCAGGGTTAGTGGTCAGGACGCGGTGCCACCGGCTATTACGCGGCGTCAACATGCTCTCCATCGCCGCCGCGAACCGCTCAAGACCCAACGCCGCCGTCGCATCGAACATCTTCTCCGTGCGCTTCTCACCACGGATTATGGTCGATGTCGGACGGTTGAAGGTGTGGTTGTAGCGCGGCAGTACCCGTTCAGCTATCTCACGCCAGTGGGCGTCCCATGTGCCACGTTCCCCCTCAAGTTTGTCGTATCGCTTGACGACTTCTTCGGCAGCGGGTTCACTAGCCATGCCCTATGCCCCCATTAGAGTTTCAAATGATGTTGCCCGCCGCGCCCGTGCGCGTGTCCTTTTGTTCCGCTCCGCTTTCGCCACGGCGTCCGACACGGTGGCCGGTGAGGTGACACCCGTGTCCTCTTTCGGCGGCGTCGATGGCGGTCCTTCTTCGGCGGCGCTGACCGGTAAAGTATCGCTGCCGCCGTCACCATCGAAACCATCGGGACCAGTAGCGACACCCGGTCTGCTTGCTACGTCCTCATTATAGGCGTCCTGAATGGGTGTTCCCGGTTCAGAGCCAATCACAGAGGGAAGATCACGAACATCCACAGTCGGCCTACTCGCCTCTCCCGGTTTTGCGGTACTTAAATCAGACGTGGAATATGTAGGGTCCGCGAGGCTTATTGTCTGAACCGCTGTTCGTTCACTAACCGGCTGGTCTGCCGGCTTCTCGGTGTCAGGCAAAACGTCGCCCACCTCGATCACGTTCTCATCGCCTCTAAACCAACCGAGAAGATCACCAGCAGCACCAAGGCCGAAAGATACCGGGTTGGATGCTTTAAGCGCCGTCGCCACGCCCCCCAATGCCGAGCCAATAAGACCAGGGGCCGTCTTGCCGACGCTTCTCACCCCACTGCCGGCGCGAGACAACATCGCATCAACTTCTCGCGAGGTCGCCACCTTCGGACCTGACCCAGTCGCCGGTTTGTCCTTGCCAGAACTCCCAGTTACATCGCCACCAGAACCGCCGCCACCAGAACCACCGCCACCAGAACCACCGATGAACGCCTCAAGTGCTTCAGGATTAGTGACCTGACCCAACGCTATCGCACTACTTTTGCCTTTAGTCTTGCCGTTGCCGCCACCACTCGCCGCCGCGTCAGCAGTCATTACGCCGCTCCCAGCAACTTCTTGGGCGTACTCTCGATCTCATCGGTGACGCCCTGACCACTGGTCAGAATGGTCGATGCCCGGCCTTGAGCCGATGCGCGTTGCTGTCGTACCCGCAACGCAGCGGCTTGGACATCCGCGTCTGACCGGGTGGGCGGTGGCGGTGGCGCGGGAGCAACGAGAGGGGTCGCAGGTTGTGAACTAAACAGACCACCCATGTGCGTGTCTCCATGATATCACAACGACATTCCAGTCACCCTAATGAAAAAGAGACGGCCATGCAAGCATGGCCGTCTGAGTCAGGGAGGATACTAGCCGAATATATCATACTCCATGTCTCGCGCAACCATTGTCTTACTACGCGGCCCCCGCGTCGTTCGCATGTCGCGCCGGCCAACAGTGCGTGAAAACGTCACCGCCAGCGCATCAGCGTAGTCAGGCGATGCGTGACCACGCCTCTTCATCTTATCCTTCGGCTCCAGCTTCAACTGCCCCTTGAGGTTATACTCATAGATCGGAGCGCACATATCATCAACCAGTTCCCCCCTGTCCGGTAACATGCCGGTGGCAACCCAATCGCGCATCCGCCCCCACAGTTCCGTGCGATGGTTCGCATACATATCCTTATCTTGCGCCCCACCGCCAACTGAAACCTCAATGATCTTGTAGCGGCTGGCCTTGAGTATATCGGCCAACCCGCCGCCGACACCATCACCCTCAATAAAGACCGCGTCCGGTTTGTACTTGTCAATCGCCCTGGCGCAGTGTTCGGCCAAGTCCACAATGGAACATTTCGCATACGCCTCGAACCGCACCGTCTTCGCGTCGTTGCCCTGGCGAAACGCGATAACAGCCTTGTCATTCCCATATCGGGCCGGGTCAACCCCCATGACAAACGGCGCACCTGTGTCGATAACCGCATCGCGGCCAACCGCGTCATCCACATCGCCGCGCCCGATAAACTGATAGTCCCCCTGTCGCGGGAACTGACCATAGACCTCTACCCTCGCCTGATCACTATCCTCACCATACTGGCGTATGATATCTGCATACAGCGTCTGATCGTTCTCACCCACCGTCCGCGCATCGATGGTCTCATTGTCCCATTGGTCTCGATTGCTGTGGAAACACTCGAAGAACTCACCGGACGGATTACGGGGGTTAGAGATGCAGAACCAGAACCGATGTATCGTCTTGTCAGTGAAATACCCCTGCGCCACCGGCCAGATACAACTAGCGATGCCACTCGCCTCATCGAAGAGAACCGCCATTCCCGTCTGCGAGTGAACGCCGGCATAAGCGTCAGGCGCCTCTTCGGACCACAGCCGCGCCTGGATGTACCAGTAGGCGTCATCATAATCGGTGGTGCGCTTCATGGTCTCGACCAGCCACTCTTCAGGCTGAAGGCTCATCGCGTTGTGCTTGAACCACCGCGAGTGGATGCTCATCGTCGCCCACTTCCTGATCTCAGGAAAGGTGGTGCTTTTCAACTGTTGTTCCGTGTTCGCTGATACGACCACAGTACTCGACGGGACACAGGAGAAGAGCCATAGCGCAACCCACGCAAGGAACGCCGACTTCCCGATACCACGCCCTGATGCCCTCGCAAGTTTCATTAGTTCGGGATCGGCACCAGAACGGACCTTGCCTCGATTCGCAGCTATGTGCGCCTTCATCTGGCGTAAAGCACTCAGTTGCCATTCCCGTGGTCCATCGTGCCCCTCAAGCGGCGAGTTCGGTTTACCCCACGGGAAAGCGTACATCACAAATGCTTCGGGATCATCCGCGAAACTCAACATCTTCAGGATGAGTTGTTGTTCGTCTGGGTGCGGCTGCTGTTTAGGCACTGTGGATATGCCCCCATGCTACCTTACGTTTGATATCGGATACGACGGTCTTATGTATGCCAAACATTTCGGCTATTTCATAACCCCACATAAGTCCAGAATGTGCCAAATTGAATATGCTCATTGCGTTTCTGTCAGTGAGTTTGGCGAAAGGGTGGTTCTCGCCAGACAGTTTCGCCAACCTTCCCTTCGCCGCACAGTCATCCATGTTGTCCTGGTTTGTCCCCGTAAACAAATGATCTGGGTTTACACACGGCGGGGTGTCGCAGTGATGAAGAACACACATTTTAGAGAGACCATCGTCGGCAGGGATATCACCAACGTGGATCATATATGAAGCACGGTGCGCGAGGATCGTCTTGCGCTCGTGGTTTATAACCCCGTACCCGTTCTGGTTAAGGTACGCAGTCCAGAGCCAACACCCAGTGTCGGGACAAACTTCATATTTAGTGTCGAACCGTTCTTCCAGCGTCTTCATGTCAGCACCTCCCCTCTGGTTGGTGTCTTCCTTTCTTACAATGTTATGAAATATATTTCAAATGAAAAATAAGAAGCGTGTAGGTCCACAGTATACAGCCGGCGCCGGCGATCCGGGGGTACCCCCACCCCACCCCCCCCTTGGGGGTTTC